AGTGAAATGCTAAACACAGAATTACCATCAATTATTGTGACACCAAAACCAGAACCAGAGAGAGAAAATGATTATAACATGGATTTTTATGTTTCCAAAGAAGCATCTCTGAGTGGACCTTGGCCAATTCATTGTAATGAAGTATATGTTAGGAATAGTGTAAACTCTAAACAAGAGGCCTTACAAATAGCTAGAGAACAAATCGGAGTAAATCCTCCGGAAAATATTATCGAGATAGTAGAATTATTTGTTCCACCTTTTTCATGGACATATACTGTTAAAACCTTTCATATTAAACCAGATACTAAAGCAGATGTTCATATAGGTAATGGCAGAAGACAAGTGGCTTTTGATAAAACTTTATTCAAGTATAAAGATAATGTTATTTCAACATTAAAGGGAGGAGGATATTATTAAATATAAATAAATTATTAAAATTATAATTTATTTATTAGAAAATTTAAGATCTACTGGCAGCTTTACCGGCAGCTTTACCGGCAGCTTTATGGGCAGCAGCGGCGGCAGAAGCACTCATAGCAGCAGCTTTTCCGGCAGCAGCGGCTTTTCCGGCAGCAGCATGTGCGGCCTTGGCAGCACCCATAGCCTTAGAAGCAGAAGCACCTCTTGCGGCAGCAGCGGCCTTGGAAGCGGCCTTAGCGACACCCTTGGCAGCAGTAGCAGCCTTGGAAGCACCCATAGCAGCACCCTTGGCGGCAGCCTTCTTCATAGTTTTGGCCTTGGTCTTGGCGTAGCTCATAGAGGCACCATAAGGACTTCCTACCATACCCATAGCATTGCTAGATTGTCTGTGGCCATCACGGTTGAAGTCCATATCACCTTTGTGAGTAACAAAATCTTGTCCTGCTCTGGTCATAGATCTTTGTCCTTTGAGAGGGTTTCCACCACGACGAGATTTAGATCTACGACGAGAAGCGGAACGAGAACGAGAACGAGAACGAGAAGCAGATTTAGATCTTCTATGGGAAGCAGCGCGTCTGCGAGAACGACGGCCACCTACTGCGCCAGCACTTGCGCCAGCACTAGATTCGTCAGATTTTTTACTTGAGAACATATCCAGAAATCCACTGAAGTGCTCACCCATCGATTTTTCTTTGGGAACAGGTGTAGATCCATCAGCAACAGTTGATTGAGTTTGAACAGAAGAATTCATATTATATAATATTTATAGAAAATAATATATAATTTTTCTAAAATTATAGTTTAACGCGTTTATAAAGTTCTAAAGCAGCTAAACCTCCTGCTATTTGAGCAAGAATATAAGGAATTAGATCACTTTTAGGTAATTTACCAGCAGAAACCATCATAACGGAAACAGCAGGGTTAAACATTCCACCTGAGATAGGTCCACCAATTAATACAGCAATTGCTAAAGCAGCACCGATAGCTAGCCAATTACCGGTAGCAAGAATGACATAAAGGAAAAATAAAGTGCCTAAAAATTCAACAAGATACTTGTTCATGTTATATATTTAATTCACAAAAAAAACTTTTTAAGCAAAAATTTGTCTATTTCCAACGCCGGTTAATCTAGATCCTCCTCCAGATCTATAAGTATTCGCAATAGCACCTTTCTTTTTTGGTGCTACAGTTCCTCCTCCTCTAACTCTTGCTAAAGCACTATTTCTATATGAATCTTGCTTTTGAGCTAAACCTTGAAAGGATATTTGATTTTTATATGAAATTGTTGACTTACCTATTGCGTTAATTTTTTTCATTTGGATATGACTGGAAGAATCGTAATGACCTTGTAATAATGTGCCTCCACCAGCATCTTTGATGTATGCTTGACGAGCACGTGAGAACATAGAATCACCCGCGGAAGGATTAAACTTTTGAGGCATTGCTTTTGGAATAGCCTGATTAGAACTACCTGGAGCACCAGTAGGCATAATACCGTTTCCACCTGCTCCTTTAATTAATATTCCCTGAGTAGCAGGACCAGTAATTACCTTTGGACCTACCCCAGCTTTTCCATAATAAGGTGGCATATGTGGGAAATATGAAGTATTACTATATGTGAATTGCATTTTATATATATAATAGATAATATATAAAATATAAATTTAATGTCTTACTTTACCTAGAGCGACTAGTGTATTACTCTTTGTGTCACCACCAAATGAGTAATCATTGTAGTTTCTATTTTGAGCTTGTTGTTTCTTAAATTTGGTATAATCAGAACCATCGTATACCCATTTAACATTGGTATTAGCACTTGGAAGATTATTGGGATTTGGGAAAGATGATAATTTAAGACTACCTCCTAAAACTCTAGCAGAACCATTTGCTGCTAATTTAATTCTTCCTGTATTAACTTGATTAGAACCACCTGAAGTAAAAGCTACACGACTCATTAAATCACCAGCATTATTAACAGCTCTAAAAGGAGTTACATTAGTTTTAACACCATTGTATGTTCTATTAGCAGCTTTACCGTTCCAAGCATCACGCAATGTAAATCTCGTCCTTTCTCTACTGGATCCACCAACCATTCCAGAACCACCAGTACTACCACCACCGCCACCAATTAATCTTGGTGCTACACCTGGATACCCAGCAGCTTTATAGTTTACATTAAAAATTCCATGAGGCATTATATATATATCTCTCATATAAAAAATTTATAGAAATATGCTAAAACTATAAGTAAATTTTTATTACTATTATTTATGTCATAATTCGTGGAGCAATATTCATTGTTTGTAATTCTTGGAATAACAATTTACAAGCATATGGAATTTCCACATAATTGAAATCTACACGATTATCACATGTATTACAAATATGAATTTTCATCTCATTGTTATAAGCAGCAATCATACCACATCTTTTACATACATTTACCTGGTATTTATCTGACGCATCATATAATCTTCCTCTCGTAAACCTAGAAGCACCATGAGATACCATACAATCTCTTTCCATCTCTCCAAATCTTAGACCACCATCACGACTTCTACCTTCAGCTGGTTGTCTAGTAAGATTAACCATTGGTCCAATAGAACGACTATGTTGCTTGTCACGAACCATGTGCTTTAATCTCTGATAAAAGACTGGACCAATAAATATACTAGTTTCAATTTGTTCTCCAGAAAGACCATTATACATAACTTCATTACCATTACTTTCATAACCAACTTTTGTAAGTTCTTTACAAATAGTATCAATACTTAGATCGCCAAATGAAGTTCCATCACCAAACAATCCTAATTCAACTAGAACCTTGCCCAATAAGGTTTCCTTTAATTGTCCAATGGTCATACGAGATGGAATAGCATGAGGATTAATAATAATATCCGGCTTAACACCGCTAGTTGTAAATGGCATATCACATTCTGGAATAATATTTCCAATTGTTCCTTTCTGTCCATGACGACTACTAAACTTATCACCTATTACCGGCTTTCTAACAGTTCTAACTCTAACTTTGGCGAAACTGTAACCATCACCATTTCTATCAACAAAGTTTTTATCCACATATGATTCTTCATTAGTTCTAAAAGTCCTACTTAAATCTTCATACTTGATAACTTTTGTATGATCATTCCTGTTTTCTTTGATAGGAACAACTTTGGCGATAATAACATCATTATTCTCAAGTAATGTATTTTCTGGAACAAGCCCTTTACTTGTAATTTTACCATAGTTGCCATATTTCATACCCTTTGTTTTGGCTGGGTCTGGTTTACATCTAATTTCTTCGTCACCATTGATTTTTTTATCTTCATCTTTTTCAGTGTGATAAATTGTTGCTTGAAATAATCCTCTATCAATAGAACCTTGATTAAACAGTAAACTATCTTCCTGATTATAACCACTATGTGTCATAATAGCAACTATCACAGGAGAACCAGCCGGAATTTTGTCCAATTTAACCATACCCATTAAACGAGTATCTACTAATGGTCTAGCTGGATATGTTAATACATAAGCCGTTTTATCCATACGAGTATCATAATTAGTCACATATACACCCATTGCCTGCTTACCCATTGCCGATTGATATGTATTTCTAGGACTTTGGTTATGGTCAGGAAAGGGAATACAAGATGCTAGAATACCAAATATGGTGCTTGGGTGAATTTCACAATGAGTATATTTATAAATAAATTGATTCATTTTATATAATTCATTTGGCTTCATAGCAATCATACTATAACTTTGTTCTTCTGGATCGATATACTCGATAACAGAATCTGGAATATTACAATCAGTTAATAAATCATTCCAATTCAGTTCGTTATTTTTAATTTTATTAGCAATGCTATTTGTCATAATAGCATTATTATTTTTAACTCTTAAGACTGGACGAATTAATCTACCAGCATCGTTACAAATTCGAATTTCTTTGTCTTTAAAGTTAAATATAATAGATGAGTAAATATTAATCATACCCTTATATTTGTATTGTTGAAAAGTTGTAAATAATTCATATGGATTTTTACTAATTCCTAACCAAGCACCATTTACAAATACTTTAACATATTTTTCTAATTCTGCTGATGTTAATTCAGATAATGGTATAATAAATGGAATAACATATTCGTGTAAAGGACCGCTATTACTTGGAATAGTAATATGTGTCATATAACTAAGATTCTTAACTACACCTACACTAGCACCTTCTGGAGTTTCAGCTGGACAAAGAAATCCCCATGAAGTGTTATGTAACTTTCTAGGAGGAATTAATTTTCCACTTTTATCAATTGGTGTATTGATTCTTCTCAAATGACTTAAACTGGAGATGTAAGTTAGTCTATTTAATACTTGAGCAACACCAACTTTATTACTATTCACATTCTTAATTCCAAAATCTCCAGTTGATAATGCTCTTTTAAGACCATTTTCAATAGTTGTTGACTTGACGATTTTATAAATATTTGTAGTATTAATAATATTCAAATAATCTTCCGTAGATTTCCACGAGCCATTGTTAATCTCTCTAACAATTTGTTTCTGCATATCTTTTACTAACTTATTAAAGTAGTTACGATATAAATTATTCAATAAAACTCCAGTCAAATCAATTCTTTTATTGAGATAAGAATCTCTATCATCCGGTAGTGTCCATTCAAAACTACATTTCAATAATTTATTTGTCATATATCCCAAGAAATAAATCTTTTGTATTTTGTCATGGCAATGAGGAAATAGATCGTTATTCAAAATGTCCATTGTAAATTCATATTTCTTCTTGAGGCCCGATTCCTTATCCATATTAATAGGAGTATACATTACATAGGTCATTAAATGTTTGATAGCATCTTCTTGTGTCAGAATTTTATTTGCTTCTACAAGACACCCTCGTAGTCCATATTTCATTTTTTTATATTTACTTTCTTCAATATCTAAAATAATCTTCTCACAAATTTCTTTATCAGAAATAACACCCAAAGCACGAAATACTACAAGTAATGGGACTGGTTGTTTCATTCTTGGAATTTGAATATAAATAGATGTTCCAAATGCAGTATTCTTGCTTGATATCATCATGCTAATTTGCTTTGGACTAATACATTTAAAATCAGGAACAGATTTAATTTCTGCCATCCAAGCCCATTTGTTATTTCCTTTACTCACATTAAAACAATAAACACGATTCTCAGCAGCTCTTTCCTGTCCCAATACAGTTTTTTCACTACCATTAATAATGAAATATCCTCCAGCATCGAATTTACATTCTCCACTAATATTTTCATTAATATGAGAATATTGATTTAATACACACACAGACGACTTCAACATAATAGGCAATTTACCAATATGAATCTTTGGTAATATTTTATAAAATGTTTGCGATTTTTCCAAATTTTCTCCACTTCGCACAATATATTTAATATTCAAATCAATTGTCATCATTGATGAATATGTAAAATTTCTCAGTCTTGCTTCTTGGGGAAACATTAATTTCGAAGCTCCATTATTTTCATGAATTTGTGGTCTATATAGATGAAAGTTTTCAAATGTAATGAAAATTTCCAAATTGTATTTTCCACTGTCTTTATCAAAATCATTTTCACTAGATATTTGAACAGGATTGAACATGTCTATCGTTTTTTGAATTTGAATATTTACAAAATTATTAAATGATTCCAATTGATGTCTAACTAATTGTGTTAGATGTTGGTCTTTAAAATAGGATTCTATCACCGCCCATGGCGTTTCAAGATATTTTCCCAAGTTCTCACTAATATCCTTTTCTAGGTTAGCCATATTTGATTCTTGGATCATTATATAAATTATTATTAACATCAATTTATTTTTAAATCATTATTTTAAATCATTATGGAAATAAAATATTTTTATATATATATGAATGATAATCGAAATAATAACAACACTAAAAAGAAAAATAAGCATTTTAAAATTACTTTTGATACATCGAATAATAATGTTTTTCTAATAAATAATGAAGCATTAACTATTTTTCATAAAAAAAACTACTTACATAATTCTAACAAAGAATTAATTAAAATTAATAATAAAGATTTCAATATTAATAATAAAGATTTCAATATTAATAATAAAGATTTCAATATTAATAATAAAGATTTCAATATTAGTGAAAAAAATAATATAAAATCGTTTTCAAATTGTAATACAATGGTAACAACGAATAAATTAATAACATCATTAGACGATTATAATATTAATTCTAATCAAATAAATAAAGAGAAAACTGATTGCCTATTAAAACTTATTTTAAATCAAACTGAAAATGAATTTAATAAAAATTATAATTCTCCTTATTTTTCCGGTATTCCAATTATGCCAATTATTAAAGACAATTCTCTCTTCACAGATGAAGATATCAAAAAAATTATAAAAGAAGAAGTTTTAATTGATGTGTATATTGGCAACTTGACAGATCTAATTCATTTATGTGATAAATATCCTCTCGCAGATAATATTGAATATAATATTAATATGAAATCTCTCCACAATATTAAACCATCTCTCATTGAACTTCAAAATATGATTGGTATGAACTCCATTAAAGAGAATATTGTTGACCAAATTATATATTTTATTCAAGACTTACATAATATCTCTCCTAATAACTCAGATTATCTACACGCTGTTATTTATGGACCTCCTGGGACAGGTAAAACAGAAGTAGCAAAAATTATGGGCAAAATTTTTAGTAATCTAGGTATTCTCAAGAACAATGTTTTTAAAAAGGTTACACGTGACGACTTGGTAGCAGGATATCTAGGTCAGACTGCGATAAAAACTAAAGATGTTATTAAAGAGTGTATCGGAGGCGTGTTATTTATTGATGAAGCATATGCTTTAGGAAATAAAGAGAAAAGAGATTCATTTTCTAAAGAATGTATTGATACTATTTGCGAAGCTCTTAGTGACCATAAACAAGATTTAATGTGTATAATCGCAGGATATGAACAAGAAATTAAGGACTGTTTTTTTAGCTATAATTCTGGATTAGAATCTAGATTTACATGGAAATTTACTATTGACGATTATGACCATAAAGAATTAAAATTGATTTTTGAAAAAAAAATCAGAGATTGTGGTTGGAAATTAAAAGAACCTCTTAAAGAAGATTGGTTTGAAAAGAATAAAGATTATTTCAAATATTTTGGAAGAGATATGGAAACTTTATTTTCCAAAGTTAAAATTGCTCATAGTAGAAGAGTCTTTTGTCTACCAAAAGAAGAAAAAACTAAAATTAGTATGAAAGATTTAGATAAAGGTTTTACTATTTATAAACAAATGGGGGAAAGTGGAAAAAGAAAAGATGAAGCAGATAGACTTAAACAATTACATTATTCGATTTATTGTTAATTTTTATAATATATTTTATAATTAAAAATATATTATGTCCGAAAAAAAAACTATTCTTTTTAATGATTTAGTTACTAATAAAACTAGAAAAAATATTGGTGGAAAAATACAAAAGAAAGAGAAACCTAAAGCAGTAATAAAACCGAATACCTTGAAAAAATCTTTACTTGAAAGAATTAAAAAACATCAACAAAAAGAAAAAATAACAAACATGGCTGATATTGGTAATAATAAGACTACTGATGATATGGACTTTCATAATAATTTTGTTAATTCTATGGAATATTTAAATAAAATTAGTGAAAAACAAAAGAAAGAAAAAAAAAGAAAGAAAAATAAAACTCTTAAAAACCCTCAAGAAGGTGGTAATAGAAATAATATAAATATTACAATGGACTCACTCATATCTGTTGATTTACCTAATGATTTTGATAGTAAATCATCCGAACCTATTTTTTTATCAAGTTTCACAGAACAAATTCCTCCTATCATCAAAATACCTGTTTCTCAAGCTAGACATGTTTCTCAAGCTAGACCTGTTTCTGAATCTAGACCTGTTTCTCAAACTAGACCTGTTTCTCAAGCTAGACCTGTTTATGAATCTAGACATGTTGTCCCACCAAAAGCACTAGACTTTAATTCCAATGAAATTAAAATATTACCAGAACGACCATATGGCTGTCTAAAAGGAGGGAAAAAACCTACTTTTAGAGAATATCATAACAAAACTTTAAAACATTCACACAGTTCCACATCTAATAATAAACCTGTTAAAATAAAATCTGATAGGCAACAAACATTAAATGATTTAAAAAAATCATATAAAAAAATCAAACTAACTAAAAGAAAAACTAGAAAAACTACATTTAATCTAGGAAGAAGTAATAAAACGATATCTGTCTTAATTAAAAATAATTCAACAAGGAGAAAGATTAAAAGAGAACATGGTTTATTAAAACAGAAACCATTAAATGAAATTAAAAAGCATCTTTATGATAAAAATTTAATTAAAATAGGATCTACCGCACCAAACGATGTTTTAAGAACGCTATATGAACAATCTGTTTTAGCAGGTGATATTAACAATGTTAGTAATGATATTCAACTTCATAATTTCATTAATAAATAAAATATTTAATAAATATATATAAATGACATTACCATTAACAGAAAATTTTAGGGCTAATTCATATTTTAAAGGATTTTTAATTAATGCTATTATAGGAGCAATTATTACAGTTTTAGCTATTGAATTGCGTTTATTTTTAGAAGATAAAACTTCGTCCTATTATGGATTTTGGTCAAATTTATATAATACAAAAACAATTGATGAAGGTAAAAAGTTATTTGTTTCCCTATTAATTGTTTTTGTTATATCTATTATAACATACCATGTATTTTTCGCATTATTTATGTTTGGTGGTGGGTTTTTAATAAACGATGTTCATAATTCTCATAAACCAACACTTCATAACTTATTTAAAGTAGAACATTCAAAGGTTAAAACAAAACAGAATTTAGGTAATTCTGATAGAGTTATTGTTCTAGGACCCATTAAAAATAAAAATAAAAATAAAAATAAAAATAAAAATTAAAAATAAATCATATAATACTTATAGATTATATAGTATTATATGATTTATTTGAAAGGAATACCTCTTTATTTTCGCAAATTAAATTATGATGACATAAAATGTTCCTATTATAATTTAATGAGCCTATTATCTGATTATAATATTAATCTAATAAATACATTAACATGTGATGAGTTTTTAAATAAATTTAATTACGACCACATTATATTTGTTGTTATAAATTTAAATACTAATCTTGTTGTGGCTAGTGGAACCATTGAAATATTAAATAAAAATAGCATGTATAGTGTATGTATTATAAAAGAAATAATAATTGATAATGAATATGAGAAAGAAAAACAGTTATATTCATATTTTTTAAACAATTTAATTAAATATAGTGCTAACATTGAGAAGTGTGTAAAATACATTATTAAATAAATATAAATAGACATATATATATTTATTTAATGGCATTACTCAAAGAGTATTTTAAGTTAACAAATGAATATAGAGAGAAATATGGAGAGAAAACATTATTATTAATGGAAGTTGGTTCCTTTTTTGAGGTTTATACAAAGGTAGACCCAAATACTAAAGAAATAACTGAACAACAAATTATTGATTTAATAAAATGTACTGACTTTAATCCAGGTAAAAAAACAGATGAGGTCCTTATGTTCGGTTTTACATCAAGATCTCCTCCAATTCTAGAGAAATATTTGGATAAAATGATTAAATCAGGATTCACAGTTGTAGTATATGAACAAGATGCTCCTACTAATAATACTACTCGCAGTTTAAAAGCTATTTTCTCTCCTGGGACTTATTTTGAAGAGGAAAGTGAGAATGTATCAAATAATATTTGTTGTATATGGATTGAGTCACATAAACCTTCAAAGTTAAATAAAAATGGTTATATAATTATTGGCGTTTCCACAGTTGATATTTATACTGGAAAAAGTAATATGTTTGAAATTATAACAGAAAATGATCATAATCCAACAAGTTATGACGAATTAGAGAGATTTATTAATACATATAGTCCTAATGAAACTATAATTATTTCCAATATGGACGAGAGAAAAATAAATGATGTTGTCACCTATATTAATATAGATAGTTGTAAGATAATCAAAATACATACTACAGATAAAAGAGTCAAGAACACAGAAAAACAAACATATCAGAGAGAAATTATTCAACAATTCTTTTCTTCAACAATTTCCGAATCTCTCATTAACAATACGAATCCATTTGTTTATGGACTTCAAAGTTATGTATATTTATTGAATTTTATATTTGAACATAATCCTAACTTGATAAGTAAAATTCAAGAACCCATTATTGAAAATACGACAGATAGAATGTTATTAGCTAATCATAGTCTACAACAATTGAATATTATAGATGATAATAAATATAAAGGAAAAATGTCTTCTGTTAGTAATTTATTGAATAATTGTATTACACCTATGGGTATTAGAAAATTTAAATATAATATATTACATCCAACTGTTAATAAAAATAAAATGGAGCGAAGTTATAATATTACAGAACACTTATTAAATACGAAAAATACTTGGGAAACCTGGCGAAAAGATTTAAAAAATATCAGAGATATTGAAAAATTAAATAGACAAATATATCTTCAAAAAATAACTCCAATTAATTTGTCTAATTTTTATGATAATTTATCCACTATATCTACTATGTATAATGATATCATTCCAGACCCTATCATTATGGAATATTTAAAAGAAGATGTTGAAATGAATATCAATGATATTTGTTTTAAATTTCAAAGATTAATTAAACATACTTTTAATTTAGAATTGTGTAAATCAGTAACCTCATTAGACTCTAATGTCCCAAATTTTATTAATATTGGAATTAATAAAGAGTTGGATGATTGTGTTAACACATACAATAAAAGTAATAATAAGTTAGAATCAATCCGAATGAAATTAGATGAAATTATTTTAAATGGAGAGAAAAAGCAGAAAAATGATTTTGTTAAAATACACGAAACTGATAAAAATGGTATTTCTCTCCAATGCACTAGTAGAAGGTCTAAAATTTTGGAAAAAGAATTACAAAAAATTGGTAAGGACGAAATTTATATAGGATTTAATAATAATGACATCTATGAATATTATAACTTGTCCACAAAATTAACTTATCCCACATCTAGTGGTTCAAATGTTAATATTGAAAATTCATTAATTCACGAGTTAAGTAAATCTATTACTTCATCAAAACAAAAAATGATGGATTTAATAAAGTTAGTTTACAATAATTTTATACATAGTCTTCAAGATTTTGAAAATGAATTTTTGAATATTAATAATTTTTGTTCTACCATCGATATTCTCCAAAATAATTGTTATATAGCAACCAAATACAATTACAATAAACCTACTGTTAAAACAGGTGAGAAATCCTATGTAAAGGCATCTGAGATTAGACATCCTTTAATTGAACAATTGAATAGTGACGAATTATATGTCACTAATGATATTAGTGTGGGGTTAGATAAAGACTTAATGTTACTATATGGAACAAATGCTGTGGGTAAAACGAGTATTATTAGAGCATTGGGTATAAATATTATAATGGCACAAGCAGGATTATATGTTCCATGTAAAGATTTTGAATTTGTTCCATATACTGCCATTTTCACAAGAATATTAGGCAATGATAATTTATTTAAAGGACAATCCACATTTGCGGTAGAAATGTCTGAATTAAGAGTCATATTAAAAATGGCAAATAAAAATAGTTTAATATTAGGTGATGAATTATGTTCAGGAACAGAACACGATTCAGCTGTTAGTATTTTTATGTCAGGAATTCAAGCACTTCATAAGAAGGAATCTTCTTCTGTGTTTGCTACTCATTTACATGAAATATTAGATTTTGATGAAATTGATGATATGAATAAATTAGATGTAAAACATTTAACTGTTTCTTATAATGAAGAAAAAGACATGTTGATATATGATAGAAAATTAAAAGATGGTTCTGGTGAAAGTATGTATGGTCTTGAAGTATGTAAATCTTTACATTTACCAAAAGACTTTTTAGAAAATGCTTATAATATAAGAAAAAAATATAACAAATCTAATGAAGGTATATTATCAAAAAAAACATCACATTTTAATAGTAAAAAAATAATGGGAAATTGTGAAGTATGTAAGAAAAAAATGGGAACAGAGGTTCATCATTTACAACACCAAGAAAAGGCGAATGAAAATAATATGATAAAATCATTTCATAAAAATCATCCAGCAAACTTATTAACCTTATGCGAAGATTGTCATAATAATATTCATAAATCAGGAAAACAACACAAGAAAGTAAAAACGAGCAAGGGAACAAAAATTATGGAATTAGAAGAATAAAATATAAGAAATTATATATATGGAAGAATTAAATAAATTAGGACCTCTTATGTTATCAGTTACTATAGTAATAATAGGAATGATGGTATTTTTCTCAATAATAGAATTTAAATTGACTCCAGTAACAGATACTCGTATTCAAAAAATTGTTGATATAGAAGCTTTTGAAAACCCATCGACATCATTTTGTAAATCACATGAAGGTAAAAGACACGAATTAGAAACAAGTTGTGGTAAATTAAACAAGGATAATTGTTTAGCGACATCATGTTGTGTTTATGCCGATATGAAAGGTAAAGAATCTTGTCACTCAGGCGATGAACATGGACCCACATTCAGACGAGATGAACATGGAAAAACAAATGATATTGAATATTACTATTTTAAAAATAAATGCTATGGAAATAATTGTCCAAAAGAATAAATTAATAATATATAAAAAAATTGATTTATATATAAAATTCTATATATTATATATAATTCAAGATGATCATACCTGTAAAGTGTTTTACCTGTGGAAAAGTAATTGGCAATATGTTTGAATATTACCAAAAGGAGGTTCGCAAAATTAAGATGTCGCGTAATATGGAAGTTGACAAAGTTGTATATTTGACAGAAGATTTTATTGACAAAACTCCAGAAGGAGAAGTTTTAGACAAATTAGGATTAAAGAGAATGTGTTGTCGCAGACATCTATTAACTCATGTCGATATAGAATAATTTCTATATCTAATATATATTATGGTAAAATCGATGAAAAAAAGACAGTATAAAAAATCTCCCAAATATGGAAGAAAATCGTCTAAGCGCGTTAAAAAATCATCCAATAAACATATTAAATTTTCTTTACGAAAAGTAAAACGCGGACATAAACATAGTAGAAAGTTAGTATTACATAGAAAGAAAAGCAGAGGAAGAGTCAGACACGGGGGAAAATGTGGTTGCGGAATGAAAGGTGGTATGGTTTCTAGTCCCGCAGCAGGACCTGTAGGATATTCATGGGATGGAGGAAATGAAGCATCATGGCCTGGAGCTGCTGCTAGTCAAGGATTAGACACACAAGGAGCTACTATGTCCAATCATTTCAAGGTTAGTCCTAATGGTATAGTAGTTGGTGGAATTGATCCTTATGCCGGTTCATCTGGTATGGCTGGTGGAAAAAAACGAAAGGAAAAAGGAAAGAGAAATGGACAAAAAGGAGGTTTTTTCCAAGAAATTGTTAATTTAGGAAGAGGTGCTCAATATGGAGTTAATGGCGGATACTTTAATTTGGTAGGAAAACAACAACCTATTAGTCAAAATCCTTATCCTACCCTAGATCAACCAATTGATACTGACTATAAATTTATTGGAGCCACTCCTCCTAATGTAAGAGGTATGTATGTTAATGCTAATAATCAAGTAGCTGGAGTTTAAAAAATTTTTTTTCTTTAAATATATCATAATGTTAGGTGAAATTAAAAAACTATGCACCCCTGCTATGATATATTTTGTAGTAAGTGTCCTTACACTTTTTGTAATGATATTTTCTAATATCGGGAATCAAGGGTCATTCTGTATGGGTAATTATGATTGTCCAGTTGATAATGTATACATTATCTATATTATTAAAGCAGTCTATCTTCTATTTGTAACCATAGTATTAGACTCATTATGTAAAAATGGGTATACTGGTATTTCTTGGTTTTTAGTATTCTTTCCTATTATGTTTTATTTTATTGCTTTAGGTCTTTTTATGATAATGAAGCAAAATTCTTCTATAATGATTGTTCAAGAACAAGAACAAGAACAAGAATATTAATTAATTCATTAATCATTAATCATTAATCATTAATATGTAAAATTTATATGTTAACGATTACATTTAAAAAAATATACTTATGATATAATATAAATGAGTCTTAAGTATACGACTGCTACTTGGAACATAATTGAAAAATTTTTTAATGATAATCCACAAGTGTTAGTCCAGCATCATATTAGTTCATATAATGAATTTTTCAAAACTGGATTACAAAGTGTATTCAAAGAAAAAAATCCAATTAATCTTCAAAAAGAACAAAATCCCACCACTAAGGAATACAAATATAAATGTCAATTATATTTAGGTGGAAAAGATGGTTCAAGAATATATTATGGAAAACCTGTTATTTATGATGATACCCGAGAACATTATATGTATCCAAATGAAGCTAGATTAAGAAATATGAATTATGGTATCACTATTCATTATGATTTAGAAGTTGACTTTCAAATCATAGATGATGATGGTAAAGTTCATGAAAGTTCTCATGAATATGAAAAATTATTTCTTGGACGATTTCCTATAATGTTACAATCAGATTTATGTATTTTAAACGGATTGAATCGAGAAGTTAGATACAATATGGGAGAATGTCGTAATGATTATGGAGGATATTTTATTGTAGATGGAAAAGAAAAGGTTATTATTAGTCAAGAAAAGTTTGCTGATAATATGCTTTATATTAGAGAGAACTATAATGATATTTATAGTTATGGTGCTGATATTAGAACGGTTTCAGAGGATGCCTCCAAACCTGAGAGAACAATTTCTGTAAGAATTGTCGCACCTACTCAAGGATCGAGAGGATATAGTAATAATCAAATTGTTGTTAATATACCAAATGTGAAAAAACCAATTCCATTGTTTATTGTTTTTAGAGCATTAGGTGTAATATCAGACAAAAAAATTATTGAATATTGTTTGTTAGATCTTGAACAAAATAGTTCTATGGTTGATTTATTTATTCCTAGTGTTCATGATGCAGGTAAAATATTTACCCAAGATACTGCTTTGGAATATATTAAAACACATACAAAAGGTCATACTACAACCGATGTAATGGATATTTTATGTAATTATTTATTCCCCAATATAGGTGAATTAAATTTTCAACAAAAAGCCTATTTCTTGGGATATATCGTTAACAGTTTATTACTTGTATTTACAAAAATGGAACCTCCAACCGATAGAGACAGTTTTAGATTTAAACGCGTCGAAGTCCCAGGAACTATGTTGTATGATTTATTTAAAGAATATTTCAAATTACAACAAGATAATATTAAGTTACGATTAGATACAGAATACAATTTAAAAAAATCAAAAACCATTTATCAAAATGAAACTTTTAAAGACCTTATTACTAACAATTATGAAAAAATTTTTAATGAACGAATAATTGAAACAGGATTTAAGAAAGCATTTAAAGGAAATTGGGGCTCTCAAGAGCATACAAAAAAATTAGGTGCTATTCAAGGACTTAATAGACTATCTTATAATAGTTTTATCTCTCATTTAAGAAAAATTAATCTCCCAATGGACTCCACTGCCAAAGTAGTTAAACCTAGATTACTTCACGGGTCACAGTGGGGTATTATTGATCCTGTAGATACACCAGATGGTGGAAATATTGGTTTTCATAAACATATGTCTATTTCTACACATATTACCAGCGGATGTTCTAGTTATCCAATGATGACCTTCATGAGAAGTATTTGCAAAATGAAACTATTGGAAGAATGTAGTAATAGCTATTTATATAGTGCCACAAAAATATTTATTAATGGCTCGTGGGTCGGAACTGTTAATAATCCTCAAGAAACATTACGAATCGTTAAAAAATACAAGAGGAGTGGATTAATACCTATTTATAACAGTATTAGTTGGAATATTAAAAAAAATGAATTAATCATCTTTACTGATTCTGGTAGATTATGTAGACCCGTTTTTTATGTTGATGATAAGAAACCCGCTTTCAAAAGAAAAGAAATATTAGAAAAAATAAATAACAATAGTTTTACTTGGTCTAACTTAGTTAGTGGATTTGCTAAGAAGAAAATAAATGACTATAATCTTAACACCTGCGAATTTTATAAAATTAATGACTTATATGATACAACAGATTTTGAAAAGTTAGAGAATACAGAAGCTGTTATTGAGTATATTGATACAGCAGAAGAAGAAACCGCTCTAATTTCAAATGATTATGATTTTGAAGATAATAAACCATATACACATATTGAAATCCATCCATCATTATTGTTAGGAGTAATGGGTAATCAAATTGTTTTCCCAGAAAATAATCAATTACCAAGAGATTTATTCTTTTGTGGTCAAGCAAAACAAGCAGTATCATTATATAGTTCAAATTTTTTTAGTAGAATCGATAAAATGGGAGTCGTTTTAAATTATGGACAAACTCCTATTGTTAAGAGTAGATACTTACAATTTATTAATAATGAAGAACATCCATATGGAGAGAATGTAATTGTTGCCATTATGGTTTATGGAGGTTATAATGTTGAAGATTCAATTTTATTTAATGAAGGCTCTCTTAAGAGAGGTATGTTTCGAACGACCTACTATAATATGTATGAAAGTCGTGAAGAAAGTTCAAAAGTTGGCGAAAATACAGTTGATTCTCATTTTCAAAACATAGAAAATGCTACAGTAGATGGAAAAAAATATGGTTATGATTATAGCAAATTAGATAGTTATGGTATTGTTAAAGAAAATGTTTCTATTGATGAAAAAACAACTATTATTGGAAAGGTGAAAACTAACTTAGATGATCCAAATATTAGTGTTGATGACTCTACTTATCCAAAGAAAGGACAATTAGGCGTTGTAGATAAAACTTTTATGACTGAAGACGAAGAAGGATTCCGATTAGCAAAAGTAAGAATTAGAGAAGAGCGAATTCCTGTTATTGGTGACAAATTTTGTAGTAGATGTGGTCAAAAAGGAACAATTGGATTAGTTATTCCTGAAGAAAATATGCCTTTTACTGATGATGGTGTTAGACCAGATATTATTATTAACCCACATGCGTTACCTTCGAGAATGACTATTGGACAATTAGTTGAATCTTTAATGGGAAAAGCCAGTTTAAGTGTTGGAGGCTATGGGGATTGTACTGCATTTATTAATAAAGGTTCAAAACACGAAAAATTTGGAAAAATATTGACTCAAAATGGATATAATTCTACAGGAAATCAAATTTTATACAATGGAATGAATGGTGAGCAACTAGATGCTGAAATTTACATTGGTCCAACTTATTATATGAGATTGAAACATATGGTCAAAGATAAGATAAATCACAGAGCTCGGGGACCTAAAACTAGTTTAACACGTCAAACGGTTGGAGGAAGAGCAAATGACGGAGGATTAAGAATCGGAGAGATGGAACGTGATGGTGTGATTGCTCATGGTGCTGCTGGATTTTTACAAGAATCTATGTTAAATAGAGGTGACGAATATTTTATGGCAGTATGTAATAATACTGGAACTATTGCTATTTATAACAATAGTCAAAATCTATTTTTAAGTCCTATGTCCGATGGACCTATCAAGTTTCATACAACAATTGATAAAAAATTAAACATAGAAAATATATCCAAATATGGACGAAATTTTAGTGTGTTAAGAATACCATATGCTTTTAAACTATTAATTCAAGAATTACAAGTAATGAATATTCAAATGCGATTAATTACTGAAGACAATATAGATCAATTAACTTCATTAGCATTTTCCAAAAATATAGTCAAATTAATGAAAGATGAAGAATCTGATATAAAAATTCAAATTGAAAAAATCAATAGAAATAATAAAACCAATGCTTATGAGTCTAATATATTAGAAACTCCAACTGATGTAAACGAACCTTTTGAATTTCCAAAAGAAGAAAAAATGATTTTAGAACCTGAAGCATTAGCATGGTCTTATTATAGTTATGATGAGGATAGAGGTGAAGCTTATAAATCCATAATTCTTAATACTAAAGGAAACTCAACAGAAGTATGGTTTGTGGGAGAAAATGACGGTCAATTACCAAATCGTTATCCTGTTGGATGGAAAACAAAGGCAATGATTTATATGATTGATAAAACACCCATTCCTCCTAATGTTATGATTGAATCATTAAATATTAATCAAGTTCCTAATAATTGGGCTATTGCTATGGATAAAGTTCAAAGAGAACGAGAAGTTTCACCAGCATATGACCCCAATTCACCTATATATGCTCCTGGAAGTCCTGCTTATAATCCTAATTCACCTACTTATGATCCAAATACTCCTCCTTATGATCCAAATAGTCCTCCTTATGCTCCTGGAAGTCCTGATTACGGACCGAATGAAACTCCACCTTATGCTCCTGGAAGTCCTGATTACGGACCGAATGAAACTCCACCTTATGCTCCTGGAAGTCCTGATTACGGACCGAATGAAACTCCACCTTATGCTCCTGGAAGTCCCGATTATCGCCCACCTTCTCCATCTGGATCTCCTCCTCCTTTGCCAAATCATTATACAGGTGGAGGAAAAATAGTTGTTTTAGATTCAGACAAACCTGTGATTATTATGCCAAATAATAATTCCATTGAAACAATAAACAATCAAGTGATAAATCCTGAAATAGAAATAGATACAACCCTGGATAATAAAGAAGTTGATAATATTATAGAATTACTTAAAAAAACAAAACCAAAGAGAGATGATGGAATTGAATTGATAATTAATGATAGTTTAAATGAAAAAGAAGAGGAAAAAAAAGATGAAGAAAATGATTCTTCTAATGAGAAGAAAACAATTAAATTTTAATTATTATAATATAAAATTGAAATAAAATAAAAATATGATTTTGTATTATAAATAAGAATGTCGCAGTCTAGTCAAACTACATCATCATTGTTTAAATCCAGAACAGTTTTATTAAAACTGTTATCTGAACAAGGATTTAATACCAAAGATTACGAAGAATTTAGTGTAAATGAAGTTCACATTATGAGTAATAATAAACAGTTAGATATGTTGATGTCAAAATCTGAAAAGCCTGACAAAATTTATGTGAAATACCATTTAGCAAAAACTCTTAGGCGTGAAAATATTAATGATTACATAGATGATTTATATAATTTAGAACAAGTCTTAACTAAAGGAGATACCTTAATGATTCTGATTAAACAAGAGCCTCATGAACCTTTGCTTAATATTTTAAACGAAATATGGGAACAAGAAGGAATATTTATTGTTATTTATAATTTAGATAGACTTCAATACAATATTTTAGAACACGAATATGTTCCAAAACATACCATCTTAACCGACGAAGAAGTTGTAGCATTTAAAAAAAATTTTAATATTAATAAGGATAGTGAAATCCCCCAAATATCTAGATATGATCCAGTAGCAATCGCAATAGGACTTCGTCCTGGTCAAATTTGTAAAATAATTCGAGCTAGTAAAACAGCAATTACAGCCGATTATTATAGAATATGTTCTCAGTAATAAATATAATGGAAATTCTTAAGCAAACAAAAAACCAATTAACAAATTTAAACCAAAGATTTTTTTTAATTTTAGAAAATTTTGTTCCCCATTATGTTTCCTATTTACAAAATCCAAAAAGTGTAATTCCTGCTCAAGAAATTGAACATGTTAGATCAGTAGTCAATGAAATAAATTCCCAAGGATTTGTTCTTAAGAATAAAATGGAAGTTAAAATTGATGCAAGTCAGCAGCTTTCTGATGAATTAACTAAAGAAATAGAGATTCTTCAAACAGAAAATGTTACATTAAAAAAACAAGCACAGGCTCTTACACGAGCTTCATTAACCGCTGAAGGATTATTTGATGATGAAATCGATTGGTATAAAAAACAAATCAAGATTATCATTGTTATGTTAATTGGTATTATTATTTGTGGAAAATTTTTTCATAGTTTTAAACTAGATCTAAAACAAATGATTATGGCTATATTAGTCGTACTAGTATTAGGAGTTATTTTTGAAAAAATATTAATGACTATTTATGATAAAATTAAAGATAAATTAAACCAATCTGTCTAATTTTACATTATAGAAAACATTTTTCTGTTTATAGTTTATAGTAAAATGTTTAATACTCAAGGAAATGGCACATTTAAATATAATTTAGAACAAGGAAAGGCTATTTTAAATTATAATGATCAAGTGGATGATATTGTAAAACCTCATTTAAAAATAATCCAAGAAGGTTCTCTGATTGAGGGGTTAAATGGTTCATCTGGATTATCTCTCAAGGACAAGAAAACTGTAGAAGGATTACAAAATATAGAAAATGAATTTAATAAAACAATTGCTCAATATAATCAAGTTTATAAACAATTTAGTGAAGATTTAATGAATAGAAAAAACCAATTAAATGAAGTTTCTCCCTATTTAGGTAAAAATATTAGAAACTCTAGTGGAGCTATTTATTATGTTAACAATTTTGGTAATTACTATTGGTATTCTAGTGATGCTTGGGGTGACAGGAATCCTGATTGTCCATCTGGATACGAACAATTACCAGGCGAGATCCCTAGCCAATTAACACGAGGTGCTAATATGAACGTTGGAACTCCTTGTGGAGCTGCTGGACAAGTTGTTAAAAATACAGAAAGTGGAGATATGGCTTGGGTTGATATTCAAGGTAATAAACACTCTTTCCCTGAAGGAACCAAAATGTCTAGTTCATGTGCTCAAATGAATATTCTGGAAGTATCTAATGATGCTTATAATGCGATTCCTACAGGTAATTCAATGTCATCAGTTGATCCTTGTATGGCATTAGATGTGAATCCTACTATTTGGAAACAATTAAATGAATTAAATGTTAAATTGAAATTTCAGGCAGCAGCTATCACAAAAGAAATTAATTCTCTCTCCACTCAAGACCAAAATATTAATAGTCAAATTTCACAAACACGAAATAATATGAATAACTACATTAATCAAATTGACAAAGATACTTTAATGTTGACAAAGAATAAGAGAATGTTAGTTACTGCTGGCGGTGAACAAGAAGATTCTGAACTCAGAATGACATCCAATTATTACTTTTTACTCATATGGATCCTTTTAATGTTTTTGATAATTAGTTTATCTATGGCTGCTTATGCTTCTGATTCTAAAAAAATTGCGGGTATATCTTATGTTATTATAGCTGTATTTACTTTATTGTTCATAGTATATTTATACAACAAGATAGTTGTTACTAGTAATTCAATCACCATTGTTTAAATAGATTATATATTTATTTCTTATAAACTATATATATAATAATGTCGTTTGTTGACACAATAGTTGATGAAAAACCAAGAAAATATGAAACATTAATTAAATCTAGAGTTTTAGCCAAACAATTGGAAATGAAAATTAAGCAATATCATTCAACGCAAGATGCTTATGATAAATTAATTCAATCAGAAACCATTAACCGTAAGCCAGCTAGTGGTGGGCAGGAAAATATAAATGGTCGTTTAAAACAAATTAGTGCTGTTGGAAAAGATTGGCTTTGGGGTGTAAATTCATCTGATAATATTTTTACTTGTAAAAAACCATGTACAGACAGTAATTGGAAACAAATACCGGGAGGATTAACACAAATAGAAGGTGGAGATAAAGAAGTTTGGGGAGTAAATTCGGTTAATAATATTTATAAAACGAATCAAGATGGAACTGGTGGATGGACTAATATACCTGGTAAATTAACAAATATATCCCAAGGGGGCGGATGGGTTTGGGGAGTTAATTCTAGCAATAATGTCTATAGATGTAAAGACCCATGTGATGGTAATTGGGTTTTGGATACAACACCATCAAGCGAATGGACATTAGTATTTCGTCAAACAAATAATAATTGGAACTGGACGACGAATAATGGAGGAAATCGAAATATTGATAAAGGTAGTAATGCTGCCAACTATTCACAATTACAGAATTTGGAAAACTTTAGAGGAGATGATGGTAAACTAACATTTAAAATGACTTATCCAAAAAATAATACCCTTACATCACCTCAGATTTGGAAACAAACATCTAATCCTTGGACTGTTCGAAATAATCGCAGCGGACAAGTTGATGGATATCAAGCAATTAGCGTTCCATATACAGGTGATGCTTGGGGTGGGCTTAGATGGAATGGTGGTCCATGTTTATTAAGTGGATCCACAAATAGTTGGTGGTGGTATGCGTTAGGTAGTTTTAAACCATTTGGAAACAACTTAATACCTGGAGCTAATGATACACAAGTAAACAAAACAGAATTATATGTTAAAAATAACAAAATTACACCATCATTGGTTCAATTAAGTTGTAGCAATACTTATGTATATGGTCTAGATACTAATAAAAATGCGTGGTGGAAGCCAATTAACGGAACTGGTTCATGGAAAAGGTTTGGAAACGATAATCAAAAAAAATGGCAATTTTATTGGATAAATGCTTCTTCTTCCAATGGTAAAATACTAGCACTTGATATGGATCGTCGTATACGGGAAACCGATAAGAATGGAACAGCACTATGGAACTATTCATCGTCTGCTGGTGGAGCTAGTGGTTTAACTACTGTATCAGCAGATTCTCAAAATGAAGATTTTTATTTTACTAATACGAATGATCAAATCTATAGAAGTAGTCCTATAACAAGTGGTGGGTTATGGACTGATATAAAGAATGAAAACTATCAAATGGGAATGGTTTCATCTCCTACTCAAACCAATGACAATTGGAAATTCTTAGGTAAATCAGATACACTAAATGATTGTAAATTAAAAGCAGTCGAAGATAAAGAAACAGCATATTCAAGTGTAGTATATTATCCATCTGACTTTGGCAATGATTGGAGCAAATCTTGTTTTGGAGGTATAAAGGGAAAAAATATAAATTCAGGATACCAATTGAAAACAATTACATCATTAGCTCCAAATGGTTCATCTAGATTAGGTGGACAAGAAGGAGAAACACTTTTAAATCAAATGAAACAAATTCAAGGACAAATAAAAAGTCTCATTGACCAATCCAAAGAAGATAGTATTGGATTAGATAAAACAACTAATTCATTAAATACAACCAGAAAAACCACTAACAATGAGTTATCTAATCTATTGGATAAATTGGCACGAGATAGAAAAAAAATCAATAAACTTTTATTAGAACCAGATGCCATTGGAGAAGAAGAAAATAGTGATTTCCTACAACAATCTAATTATTCTGTATACTTTTTATGGATATTATTAGTAATAGTATCATTATTTTTAGCATCTCATATAATCGGATCACCTAGTGAAAGTATATCACCAATCGCTTATGCTTTTGTAGGAATTTGGATTTTAATTTTTGCCAAGTATTATTACAAGCAAGCTGCCTCTTATGGAGTAGCTTTTTGGAATTATATTTCGGCAATGTTAGTTGACCCGTTATAAAATAAATTAATATATTTTTTATTATAATAATATATTAATAATGTCAAAAACTGTCAAAGATGGCGAATTTTATGTTACAAATAGAAAAACACAAGAAAAAAGTCTAAAAAAAGATTTAGATGGTATTGAAGGATTTGATGTTATATCGAGATTAACTCAAAAGAAAAATCCATCAAATTTTGATATTCCTCAAAATGCTGATCCGGGGCAAATGGTTATGTGTGAAACGGATAAAATACGATATGTTAAATTGAACCAGTCTGGTAATTTTTTAACAATTCAACAAGTCGAGGTCTATGATGAAAATGGGACTAATGTAGCATTAGTTAGAGAATCGGTTAATAATAATTATAAACTAACAGATGGAGATAGACCTCCTGGAACTCCAATAGCGACAATGAATTCATATTATCCAGGAACAAATCCATATATGGCGTTAGATGGAAATGTTTCAGCAACGGAAGTATGGCCTAATAGTGCTTGTACAGCATCGCCAAGTGGTGGATGGTGGGAAGTTGATTTAGGAAAATTAGTAAATGTTAAAAAAATTGTTATTTATAATCGTCCCGATTGTTGTCAAGATCGATTAAATGGAACTACAGTTTCTGTGATTGATAGAAACCAAAATACTGTTTGGAGCACTACATTAAATTCAAATAGAAGACAAGAATTTAATATCAATCTAACAAAACAAAACTGTGGAGGACCAGTTATTGAAAAAAATCTTGATGATTTTGAAGAACTAAAAGAGCTTCAAATACAATATAATAGAGAATTACATACTTATAACCAATCAATTAAGGATAGATTAGATAATTCCAGAAAATATATTAGTGCGAGTAATAAATCTAATAATAAACTTGCTAATAAATGGATTTTAGATGACAAATCTGGACAACTTGGATATGTGACAGAACGTGGAACATATAAATACTTATCAACTCCAGCAATGGGAAACTCGATTCAAGGTAATAATGGATGTCCTAATGGATGGGGAACTAATTATACTAAGACAACGCCAGACGATGGGCAGGATTTCAGTATAGGTCAAGCTCCTGTAGGAGAAATGGTTAAAACAAATGGGGTTGAATTAATTAAAGGAACAAATCTGATTAATAATCAATCATGTAACCAGAGTGGAAAAAATGTTTTTGTAACTGAACCTCAACTGGCTACTAATTTAAGATATACCCAATGTTCTAAAAATGCTGGTTCTTATCAAAGTGATTTAGCGGTTACTACATTTGACGCGTGTAAACAAAGAGCCGCAGATGTAGGTAGTAATGTATTTTCCATGGGTCCAAATTATGGAAATAGTGCTGGACAATGTTTTATAGGTGGGGGAGGTAGTGGAATTGTAAAGGATTCACTATGTTCTGTAACTGGAAACGATAAACGAATGGGTAGAAATGTCGCGGGAAAATGGGTAAAGAGTGGTTGGATCGGATGGCGTTATCAGGAACCATATACCGCATATGCTATTTATAATACCGATTATGCTAATAATACGAATCTAAATCAAACATTTCATATTACTGATGATCTTGAAGCAAAATTGATTCCTAGTGGACCAATGAATAAAATAGGAGTCGTTAATGCTCCTAGTGAGTTTCAAGTAATAAATAATTTTGATTCGGCTGGATATGATATAACAGGAGGACAAGGTAATTCAAGTAATATTGAGGATATTAAAAAAAAATGTATAGAAACACCAGGATGTGCTGGATTTGTGTATAGTCCATCCACTGGACAATATTATTTAAAGAACGCAAATATGTGGCCAAAAGGGAATAGAAATATATCTCCCGGTCTAAATTTATATATAAGAACACCAACACTCGACCTTAATTCTAGTTGTAATAGTAATAATATAGAAACTATTACACAAAATATGTTTAATTATAGTCTGGGTTCAACAATGGATAGTTCTACAACTTGTGCTCTAGGAACAATATCATCACGAGATTTACAGAATGACAATCTTCAATATAAAAAATTAAACGCTATTTTAGAAAAAATGCACTCCAAAATTATTCATCTAGGAGGTGAAGATATTCAATTAAATAACAGATTATTGGGTCAATATAATCTTATGACGAATAGATTAAAAAAATATGAACAAGTTTATAGCAGTATTGAAAAAACAAGTAAGTTAACAAAACATGATACTGCCTTAGAAGAAGATGCTACTCTTAATATGTTAAGTAATGATAAAAAATTCATGCTATGGAGTATAGCTGCTATGGGAATTACAGCAGCAGCTTTAAAATTTATGAAATAAATTATTTTCAATAATTATATATTATATATCGTGATAATATATAATGAATACTCAACAAGAATTACAAGGAAATGACCAAACATTACAGACTATTGGTCAAATAGATGCTCAAATTCAAAGTATTTATAATAATTTAGAAGCATTAAGTGTCCAAGCAAATCCTGATTTAAACAAACAAAATGCTCTTTTACGACAAATTCAAGAGTTACAACAACTTAAATCAAGTTTATATACATCCGTAAGTGCCAAATATGCTTCATCTCAATCAAATGTCGCTGAATCAAGAAATAGTTTAGTAGATGAAATTGCTGTTACGAATGTAATTGGACAAGAATTAAAAAATGCTAATAGCAATTTATCTGCTTTAGAGCAAGCTAGATTTAATAAAATAAGAATGGCTGAAATTAATAACTATTATAGCGAGAAATATGGTTCACAAACAACTGTAATGAAAACTGTTGTCTATTTTTGTATTCCAATATTAATTTTAGGAATTTTAATGAAAAAAGACATCATTCCACAGAATATTTCTATGGCATTAATTGGTGTTTTAGTAGGATTAGCAGTTATTGTGGTATTTTTTCAAGCCATCGACCTTGCGAGGAGAAGCAATATGGTATATTCTGAATACAAATTCCCTTTTAATCCTGATAATGTTGATTTAAATAGTGAGAGTAATGATGATGATCAACCAAAACAAAAAGACAAAACTCTGTCTTGTGCTGCGGAGGCGTGTTGTCCTGAAGGTAATACTTTTGGAACGGTTTGGGATAATACTAATAAACAATGTGTTACTCCTGATTACAAAGATAGTCAAAGTGAAGGATTTGTAGGCTCAAAGTGTTTACAAAATTCTTTCGGAAAATCCGATTTCAATGTTAATGTTTTTGAAACTAATAGTAAAGGAGTTAAGGGATATAGTGATATGGATAATACTAGTTTTGCCACTTTTTAAATATTTTGATATATTAATATAATGTCAAACGCATCTGATTATGATCCTAATATTAATGAACAACAAAATGCTACAAAATCAGATCCAAGTAAATGTATTCAAGCAGATGATTTGGGTAAGCATTTGAATATAGCAAAATTTAATAAAATGATGAATAATACAGCTAGTAAAGTTGCCGGTTTTGTCGATTCTTATATTAAAGAGCAACAAGAAATTAAAGATAAACAAGCCAATCTCGGTGCTTCTCTAGATCAAAATAGATACAAACAAACTGCTATGGAGGTTCGTCGCAAAATGGTAGAAAAACACGAAAATACTATGAAACTTTTGAATAGAGAATATGGATTATTAACTAGCCAAATTCAAAATACCGAACATACAAAAGAATTATATCAAATGTTAACAAAACAAAATGCTATTCTTAAAAAATCTGTTGAAAAACAAATTCATATTATTGAAATATCTGATAGAAAAGCCTATTATGAAAATGAACAAAATGGAACTGCTGGATGGTGGTCCCATCATTTTCAAAATAAATATAAATACCTTATTATATTAATTATATTGGCAATCATAATTACTAAGAGATATAAAGAAGTTAAATTATGGGCCATTGTTGCTGCTCTTGCTTTATATCCTACTATTGCTTTTACTATAGTAGACTTTATTATAGGAATATTCAAATGGATTCGTTCTAATTCTAGACTGGTATATTTACATACAGATATGTAATAAAATTGAATTATAATATTTAGTTTTTAAAGATTAAATATTATTAAGGATAACAATGACCTATTTAACTGGAACAGCTGGATTTATGGTTGGAAGCAAAAAATGGTTCGAAATAGATTTAAATTGTATTGAAATAAATACTACATTTTATCGCCTTCCAACTGAAACATTAGTTAAGGCATGGAATAATTATCCATCAAATGTTAAATTAAGTATCAAGGCATCCAAGTATATAACACATATTAAAAGATTGAAAGATGTAAAAGAAGCCTGGGATACATTATGGAACAAGATTCAATGTTGTAGAGAGAAAATAGTATCAATATTATTTCAATTACCTCCATCATTTAATTTCTCAGAGATTAATTTATCTAGAATTCGTGAATTAAAAGAGTATTTCCCCAAAGATATTAATATGATTATAGAATTTCGCAATAAATCATGGATTAATTCTTATGTCTATGATGAAATGGATAAATATAAAATCAACATATGTGGAACTTATATTATTAAAGATGAAAAAACACCAAATTGGGTAGGAACTATGCCCAATGGATTAAATTTTGGAAACCCCAACAGTGATATTAGTTATATGAGAATTCATGGTCAAAAGGGATTCAAAGGAGAATTGACAGATGAACAGATGAGAGAAATGTATAACAAAAATAAATTAGGAAATAAGAAAAAGTATAATATTATTATATTCAATAATACATTTTTCAAAAATAGAAATAAAACTGTTCTAATTAAAAATCACAATATTAAATATGCTGCTGTTTATAACGCGTTTAAAATGAAAGAAATTACAGCAACAACAACTTAAAATTATTATTATTCATCATCTGATTCATCTTCATCACAACCATTTCCGCAAAGATATTGTCCACAACCTTTCATTTGAACTATATCTTCACTTTTTCCACAAAGACTACATTCTGCTTCTTGATTATTTGGCTCTTCTTGTACGAATAAAATATCTCCCATTCCATTATCATTAAAATATCCATCACATAAGCAACATTTTACCCATTGTTGTCCATCTTCATAATTTTCTTCTGTATCTTCTTCAAAATCCCAGTCAGGTGGATATCTTTCACAGTCCATATTTTCACACAATTTAACGGTTTCTTTATTTTGGTTCAATTCTTCTGTTATTTCAGGCACAATATTCGTATTTTTTACTTCCAATTCACATTTTTCAAAATTTGTCATATGTTTTTGTGTAGCTAAATGACGGTTCAATCTTGTCTTTGTAGGCACTTTAAAATCGCAATAAATACATTCGTAAGACATATCTATAGATAATTATTTATACCATCATTGGTTTAAATCTATTTCCGTTATTAAATAAAATTGATTAATATATTATTATTCTAATAATAACAATAATATATATTAACAACTTTCAAAGGTAATATGGAACAAAAACAAAATCAATTCCCTCATGATGAAAACAATCGCATTCAAAAATTGTATTATGATATAAATATTCATACCATTTTCAATAGAACAAAATTACAAAATCATAAAAACAAATTTTATAAATACAACAAATTTGTTTTGAACAAATTTTATGAAATACAACCAAAATTGTTAGAATTACAAGAAATACGAGATGAAGCATATATGCAATGGCAACGAGCAAAAAGAATATCATTAATCCATAATCCTACCCCTGAAAATGTAGAAAAACGGAAAGCATTAGTTCCAATATTTCGTAAAGCAGATGAAGAATATGAAGAAATAAGAATTGAAGAATACTATTATGATAGAGCTATTTGTTATATACAGGATAAAATAACCGAAATCAAAACTCAACAAAAGGTTATCAAACATTATAAAAAATGTGAAAATTGTGAAAAAATGGATATGGTTACAACTTGTGGTTGTAAATCCGAGCACAAATTATGTTCTGAATGCGTGTATGATAAAACAGAATGTCCTGTATGTGAAGAAGATTTGGGTTTACAATATTGTGCCATTTGTATGGAAAATAAAAAAGAAATAATAGAAACTGGTTGTGAAAATAAACATCAAACATGTAAAGAATGTTTGGATAAAATAATAGGAAAAAATAATAAGTGTCCATTTTGTCGTGGTTGTTGTAGTAAAGAACCAGTAGCAATCCCAGATTATTGGAGAGAGAGGTCGGAAGAAGAAGACGACGAATTGGCTCAGGAGTGGATGCAAGTAGGATATAGGAGTAGGAGCGAGGAAATCGAAGAAGAAGCCGACAACGAAGATAGATAGGAGTAGGAGAAGGACACCTTTTTAGTTCGAATTTAATGTCTCTTGGATTTCCTTTTGGATTTTTTGGATCTTTTGGACTTTCGTGTTCTTCTTTTTCCGCCAAGTTTTCCATAAGGTCTATTCATAGCACCTGGATTTAGATTTATATAAGTATCTAAAGCAGACGGACCTTGATAATATGCCATAGTTTTAAGTGATGGTATATTGGGTCGTTTATAATTTGATAATTCTTTTATATTATCGTCTTTTTGCTTTTTTCTTTCATTTTTCGTGAATATGTAGTCTTCTATCAAATAAGGAATACCATTTTGGTCTTCATCCTCTGGTGTCAGATTTTCTGCCAGTGCAAGTTCTTTGTTTGTATCAAGATTAAGTTCAATATCCATATCTGGGTGGTATAATAATAATTCAACCATGTCTATATCTCCAGAAATAATTGCGTGTATAAGTGGTGTAATTGGTTCTGGATCATCAATATACACAGCCTCCGCATTCACATTCGCTCCTTTTTTTAAGGCATCTTCAACTTTGTCGTAATCATGATCACCAATTGCATCAAAAAGATATGTATCCTTTTCGTCTTGATTTCCTCCTCTCTGTCTTTTCTTGGTTTTTCTTCCTCTACTATTCTTTTTACGAGTTTTTCCATTCATTTGTTCTAAAACATTGTTCGTAAAAAATTTGCCGTCTTTCGTGAGAGAATCGACAGTGGTTGTTTTGGACATATAATATAAGTATAGATATATATATAATTTTTATAAATTATCAGCAGTTAAATACTATTTTCTGGTCTAAAAACAGACTCTTTTTTATGGGAGTTGTCCCATTTTAAATATCCGAAGGTGTATATAAAATAAAAAATTGATAAAATAAAAAATTGAATTATATATTATTATTATTGTTATTCCAAACAAATAATATATATTAATAACTTTCAAAGGTAAGATAATATGGAACAAGAACGAAATGAATTCTCTCACGATCAAGACAATCGTATTCAAAAATTGTATCATGATGTAAATATTAATACAATTTTCAATAAATCGAAATTGCGAAATCTTAAAAACAAATTTGTTAAATATGTGAATTATTTAACAAAATATGAGAAAAATGTTATACAACCAGCATTATTAGAATATCAAAAAATAGAAGATGATGCACATAAAAAATGGAATCGAGTAACATTCTTCTACCTACATAATCCTACCCCTGAAAATTTAGAAAAACGAAAGGCATTATTTCCAATATTTCGCAAAGCAGAGGATGAATGCGGAAAACTAAAATGTATAGCGGCTGGTTTCTATGTTTCTAAAGATGATATTCATAGTAAAATAAATGAAATCAACAAACAACAACATAATATTTATAAACATTATAGAAAATGTTCTCATTGCAAAAACATGAATATGGTTACAACTTGTGGTTGTAAATCAAAACATAAATTATGTTCTGATTGTAGTGATGATATAACAGAATGTCCTGTATGTGAAGAAGACTTGGGTTTACAACATTGTGATATTTGTTATGAATATAAAAAGGAATTGGTTGATACTGGTTGCGAAAATAAACATCAAACATGTAAAGAATGTTTGGATAAAATAATAAGAAAGAACAATGTGTGTCCGTTTTGTCGTGATTATTGTAGTAAAGAACCAGTAGACCCACATCCAGCTCCAGATTATCTGATGGAGAATGGAGAAGACTATAGAGACTATTTACAAGATATGGCAGACGATAGGAGAGAAAGTAGGAGAGATAGGAGAGAAAGGTAGAGGGTGAAGAAGTTTAAATAAAAAAGGCGTTTTTTTCTACTATCATATAAATGATAGTAAATGATAGTATTTTTACGCCAAAAAACGCCAAATTTTTTGAATGTAAAAAATGTGACTTTAAGTGTAGCAAACAAAGTGATTGGAATAGACATATATTAACTAGGAAGCATAATAATGATAGTAAAATGATAGTAACTGATAGTATTTTAACGCCAAAAAATGCCAAATTTGAATGTGAATGCGGATATAATGTAATAGTCCCTACATATGAAGAGAGAAAATACAGGTAATAAAAAGTGGTTTGCTTTTGATATATGTAGTATTTTTCATTTTTACTTTTTTTCACAGACCTAAATTGGAAAATCAAAAAAGGACATCAAAAAAGAATGTCCATTTTCAAATATTGGAAATAGGATTGGAAAAGTTGGTGAAAAAGTGCTTGAGAGCATAAAGGTCTGATTTCGATTTTATAAAATTTTCATTTGTGATTGTTAATTTTTAAAGTATTTGTGAAAGTATTTAGGCATTATTTTCTGTTCTATAAATATAGAACATTTAGAATGAATTTAATGCCAAAAAATGCCGTAACATATTATTGTGAGAAATGTGACTTTAAATGTAGCAAACAAAGTAATTGGAACAATCATGTAAATACACGCAAACATATAAATAGAACATTATTGAACGATTTAGAACAAAAAAATGCCAAAAAATGCCGTGACGATTATGAATGCGAATGTGGAAAAATATATTCTGCTAGAAATAGTTTATGGTATCATAAAAAAAAATGTTCCATTATTCAAAAGGAAGAAACAGTAAATAACAATAATATTTCTACTACTGATATAGATAAAGAATTCTTAATTAAAATGCTTTTGAAGAATCAAGATATTATGGAAGGTATTCTTTTTAAGAATAGTGATGTTATGAATAAAATGTTGGAAGTAATGCCTCAAATAGGAAATACTACCAATACAAATAGTCACAATACTACTAACAATCAATTTAATATCAATATGTTTTTAAACGAGCATTGTAAAAATGCGATGAATTTAACAGATTTCATTGAATCACTACCTATAACAAATAAAACATATGATGAAACAATAGAAAATGGCTTAACAAAGACAATAACGAATATGATGGTGAATGGATTAAAGAAATTAGATGTACTGGATAGACCAATACATTGTACTGATATAAAACGAAAAACACTGTATGTGAAGGAAGCAGATATTTGGGAAAAAGATAAAGAATGGAATAAATTATTAGAATCTATACAGCAAATAGCGTTAAAACAAAGGATGTTAATAAATAAATGGCAAGAAGCCAACGAAGGATGGGAGACAGAGGAAAATATCCAAACAAAATTAACAACATTAGTCTATAATGTAATGACAGACATAGAGAATAACGAAAAAGAAACAAAAAAGATAATAAGTGCTATTGGGAATAAAGTATATATAGACGAAGAAATAAAGAATAAATATTTGTAAATGATGAGTGTAGTCGTTTACACCTTTGCACATCTAAAACGCCATTCCTCACTTTTCAATTTTTTTTCTTCTGGGGTTAGATACGCATACTTTAGTTGTATCACCCCAGTTAAGTTCACCATTTGCATCGTGCGTCTGCATGTCAGTGGTGGGATCCCACCAGATGTTGCGCCCTCCCCCCGGGCTTTGCCCAAATGCTGTTTATATAACCCCCAAATACTTACTTTATCCAAGCGAGTACGTTGTCTAAGCACTTGTGTAGTCATTAAATAATCCGCAACGGGTTTATAAAATAACCAATATGGGCCGTCTATTGTGTTAGTAGTTGCATATATGTAAAAGACATTTCCCGGAAAGGTTGGAGAAAGCCGGTCAGTTGATGTGGTTTCTTGTCCGTTTACATATTCAATCGTATTTCCAATTTCAAGTACACTATACCGATGAGACCAGATACCGGCGTTCAAGTTATTAATAACGCCACGAAATTTGTTTGTACGAACACCTTTATCATAGCTACCTTTATTATAATTATAGCTACCTCTAGTATAGCTTTCAATATAATATGTATGTCCAGTTTCCAAATCGTATGGCGAAATTAAGTTCATTTTTTGATAAAGTTAATATGAGTTATGTAATAATATAATTATTAAATTGTAAATCAATTTTAAATAAATAAAAATAAATAAAAAATAAATTATTAAATTTTTTATTTATTGAATTTTTTATTTATTGAATTGTATTTTTAATCTTCTTCTTCATATTCATCGCCATCTAATGTAGGGTCATAATCGTCATATACAATTGAAAGTCCATTCCAAACACCTCGTTGCTTTCTTCCAAATTTCTTATTAATAAATTCGAATAACTCACGACCCTTTGGAACATTTTTACCATGATGTAACTGAAACCATCCTCTGAATACTTCATATAAAGTAGTTTCCTTGATTTTGCCTCCAGAACATTTTTTAATCTTATCAGCAACAAATTCACTGTAATAATCCTGAGTGTTTCTATAATTAGAGCTAGATGCTTTTACAGCTGAACAAATATTAACAAGGCCATCAGTTTGAACAGCTTTCATAACTAACATAGACATAAATACAGGAGTCCAAGCAGTAAATTTATTAGCAAGTTTTTTATCCAACTCGAATTGATATTTTCGCTCATCATCAAAATCAGCTTTGGGACAGAATTTTGAAATAAATTCACAAACACAAATTCTTCTCCAAGTTCCCTCATCATTACTTCCGACATCCAATAATGTATTAGTGCAGACGACCAACTTAAATTGAGGAATAAATGTGATACTATCCTTGAATAATGCTCTGGCTTGTAGAGGGTCACCACCTGTAATTTCCTTCATAATACCCTCATTAATGCGATCACCTTTAGATGGTTCTTGCATAACGGCATAACGAATGCCTTTAAGTTGGGCAACTTCTGAAGATGTGCTACCGATAGAATTTCTTTTTGCTGCTATAAGAGTAATAGGAACAGTAGCTTTATAGTCACCCAAACACATAGACATTAATTCTACTAATTTAGATTTACCATTACTACCATTACCGTTATAAATATTAAATGTTTGATCGTTATTTTCACCAATTAAAGTCGATGCTAAATGTTCCCACATATAATCTCGTAGCTCCTTTTCTGGAAACAATTTAATCATGAAATCATTAATTTCATCAATTTGTTTTTTGTGTTTTTTAGCATCAAGAACATTATAAGGAATATTTGTAGTTTTTGAAATATAGTCATCTGGTTTACCATTACGGAAACATTTCATATCAAAATCATAGACACCATTGTTAAAGCACATTAATCTAGGATTGGCATCTACTTTATCAATAAAGGAGCTATCATAAAATATTTCTTTAGCTTCTCTCATAATATTATCTTTAACTCCTCGTCTTTTCAAATTGTTAGATAAATCAGCAATTTTTTTAGCTCGAGATTGTAATTCCTTATGCTTTTCACTAGTAGGGTCAGTTGTTCCACTACTAATTTGTTTAACAATATCCATTTGCTTAGTGAAATATATTTGAAATAATTCTTGAGAAATTGCCATTCTTAAATCAGTTCCTCCTTCATTTTCCTCCCATCGATGATTTTTATAAATATACCAAGCATCTTTCTTAATTGATACACAAGTGAATCGGTCTTTATACATTTGATAAAGAACCAACGCAAAATCAAAATCAGTTTGATTTTCAATAGTCTTTTCAATAAAATAACTAATAGTTTCTTGTCTAATTTCATCATATTTATCAGGGTTATCATTTTTAGCCCAATATATAATAGATTTAAATGTTAGACAATCATCATTTGCCGTTTCAAATCTACACCACATATCATAGAAATCAGATATTTTATCAAACTCAAAACTAGGTGATTGAGCACTGAATGCGATCCAAGTAATAAATAGTTTTTCGCTTGTATTTTTAAGAGCCCAACCAACCCGAATCCATTTATCATAAGGGATATAATATTTATCGGTTAAACACATAGTATACATATGAGTTTCCTTCAATGTATATTCGTTTGATTCAATATGATCAACAAAATGTTCTACAAGTGTATCTAATTCATCTTGAGTCGTAACTTGTGTAATATCCTCTAATTTATTTTTATCAACAATTTTCAATTTACTTTTACTCTTCTTCTTAGCTTTGACTGCTTCAAATTCTGCCTTGATAGAATCTTTCATTTCAAATGATTGATGTCCTTCGTATTGGGCGCTTAATAATTTGAAATTCGTTTTCATATCAAATTTTTTGACATCATTAATACTAAGAGTCCAATCATTATCTTCATCTACCTCCAAATCATAATAATATTTAATAACATAGCTTTCATTTCCTGGCTTTCTTGAACCATACAGTTGCCAATTAACAGTTGCTTTTGTTACGCCTTCGTCCAATACTTCTTCCCAAGTATTTTCAAGAGGTAAATCTCCCCAGACATCTTTTAACTTAGATACCATTCTACTTCTTAGAATGACTTGAAGACCCCTTTCCATATGAATGCCAATAATCATATGAATACCATCCTTAGTAGTATTTTCTAACATATTAACATTTTCTTTTTCAAAAATAAATACTGGAATAACTGTTCTAGACGGAATATCAATAAGTTCGGATATTTCCTGAAAATACAAATTAACCATTTCATTAATGTCTTCTTCACTATGTTGTTTATCTTCGACCTCAGTTGAATATCTAAAATCAAAATCTAACATAATTGGTCCGATATCACGATTTTGTTTTTCTGTGAGAAATTCAAATTTTCCGTCTTGGAAAACATGTTTATAATATTTCGTATAAAAATCGTCCAAGTCTTCAATCGTGTAGCTTCCAGCTTTAATATTTAAATTATTATCTCCTATTCTCGTATGAGTAAATCCTTCACCCTTTTGTGAATAATGTAATTTTAAATAAGCGTCAAATGATTGTTTCATTTTAGACATAGTATATTGTATATATTATCAACATTATATTTAGGTCAATTTTTTTATAAATATCTAAAGAATTCAATAAATGTATATACTGATTATGTATTCTTTATTATTAAGAGATAATTTTAAGTATTATGTCTTAATATAATTCTTTTTATACATAAAATGTTAGATAGATGTACAAAAATAATAAATAATATATTATTGCAATACTACATAAATATATTATTGTATATTCTATAACATGTCTACTGATACCGTAGTATTATCGAGAGAAACTACCAAGCGATTAATTAAAGATATTAGAGAAATGATTAAAAATCCATTAGATGATGATGGTATTTATTATAAACACGATGAAACCAATATTCTAGAAGGATATGCTTATATATCTGGTCCATCTGAGTCACAATATGTTGGAGGGAATTATTTTTTTAAATTAACATTTCCTTCGGACTATCCACATCAACCACCCAACGTCGAGTTTATGACTAATGACGGAGTGACTCGATTTCATCCGAATATGTATAGAAATGGGAAAATGTGTTTATCTATATTAAATACATGGCGTGGGGATCAATGGACAGGATGTCAAAGTATTAGAACTATATTACTAACTATTATAAGTATTCTGGATAATGTTCCTTTATTACATGAACCTGGATTTACTGTAAAACATCAAGATGTTGACAAGTATAATGAAATTATATTATATAGAAATATTGATTACTCTGTTATTGATATAATAAATAAAATAGACTGTGTTGATAAATCTACTAGTCAACATTCGTTTAATATATTATTTAAGGATGATATTATTTGTGAATTTAAAAAGAAACAAGCCGAGATATTATCTATTTTAGAAAAAAAGAAAGAAGATGATTCTACTTTTTTTATTAAAACAGGAATATATAATTTAAATGTTAAAATTAACTGGAAAGAAACATATGATAAATTTATTAAACTTAAAATATAAAATTGAAAGGTAATAAATAAATAAAAATATGTATAATATTCAAAGAAGATGCACTTTTGTAATAAATGCGACAACATGTACTACATCAGAATTTCTACTGATGATGAAAATAAATTAACATATTATTGTAGAAATTGCGGACACGAAGATACTGAATTAACTAAGGATAATATCTGCGTTTCTAAAACACAATTAAAAAGAAGTGAACAAAAATATAATCATATTATTAACGAATATACAAAGTTAGACCCAACTTTACCAAGACTTAATACAATTAAGTGTCCTAATAATGAATGTAGTAGCAATAAAGAAAAAGGAGAGAGAGAAGTTATTTATATTCGATATGATGATATGAATCAGCTATACATTTATTTATGTGCAAAATGTGATACTGTATGGAGAACTGATGGAAATGTTTAAAAAAATCAAGACATATTAATTTCATATTAATTTCATATTAATTTCATATTAATTTCATATTAATTTCATATTAATTTCATATTAATTTCATATTAATTTCATTTTTTTTAAATAAAATTGATTCTATTTAAAAAGTAATAATAATATATAATTATAAGAATGAGCGATTTAGAACAATCTGATTTGGAAAATATTAGTGACGATGATGTATCAATTGTTTCACAAGAAGATAATCAACCTACATTTTCTAAAAAAACGATTAAGGATTCAATTGAATTAAAAAAAAAAGATGATGAAGAAAACATTGTTGATTATGATGAAGAAGATGAAGATGAAGATGAAGATGAAGATGATGGTGTTGATAGTGAAACTGGCGACGATGACAATGATAATTTTAGTGTCGATGAAGAAGGAAATATAGCACAAGTTCCAGAAAATGTTATAAAGAAATCTTCTTCTAAAAATGTTGAAGAGCTTCCTACCACTACCATAACATTACCTAGTATTATTAATAAAAATGATTCTGATTATGAATCTGATGAAGATGAAGATGAAGACGACGAATATCTACAAAAATTTGATAAAGAAATGAGAGAAAATTATATACAAGAACACCATCCCGAATCAATTGTTCATAACTACGAAGAAATTTATAACTTGTCAAAGGTCGTTAGAAATAAAGATAACATTATTATTGATCCACTACACAAAACTATTCCAATGTTAACAAAATATGAAAAAACGAGAGTTTTGGGTATTCGGGCAAAACAAATTAATAATGGAGCTAAGCCGACAATAAAGATCCCAGACAATGTTATGGATGGATATCTAATTGCTTTAAAAGAATTAGAGGAAAAAAAGATTCCTGTTATTATTAGAAGACCTTTACCAAACGGATCCTCTGAATATTGGCACTTAAAAGATTTAGAACTTATCTAATCTTGAAGTTTTGCTAGAATAATTTGTAATAATGTTTTATAATTATAATAAATTAAAATAAATACGATTTTTTATTATAATTAGTTACTTACAATCGATATGTAGAAATTTTGTTGTATTTGTTTTAACGCCAAATAATATATGACTTATTATACCAAGAATAAAGCAAAAAATGGTTGTTAGTTCGACTGGTATATTTGTTATATATGCAATAAAAAATGCTAATATAATGGTGAGAATATAATCGACCATTGCTACATTCACAAATTTAATACTGTGAACTCCTGTATTTGGTTTTCCAAAAATATCACTATACTGTGAAAAGGGACATAATGTCATATATATATAATTATAATAAAAAAATTTTATTATAATTATTCTTACTCAATTAGCACTTCCATCTATTACCACAATCAATACAATTGACAAAGGTTGTCATAGGTTCATCAGCAGACCTTGTTTGTAGTTGATAATAGGTACATTTTTTGGATTTACATTTCCAACACTTGAAATTATCTGTTGATGCCTCTAGCTTTGGTTCATATTTATTTTCATCACGAATTTTCTTCTCTTGGATTAACGCATCCCATTTATCTGGACGCATTTCTTGATGTGTCATATATGCTAATTTATGAGCTTTTATCAACTTATTTTGGACCATATTTTTCACAACATCGTCCTTTAAATTAATATAAATACTTCTAACACGATCCAAATATATTTTAATAAAATAATTATTATCCCATTTTTTAACCACATTCAACTTAGTCGCATGTTCTAGACTGTAATTGTAAATTCCTTTTTCGAGATTTATAGACATTTGATCATTTAATAATATTTTGTTTAATTTATTAGAAATATTATTTCTGAATTCAGTTGGATTTTCAATTACCTTGCGCATTGTTATTATTAATTAATATATATATAATTTTCTTTAATCAATTTTTTTATATATTAATAACATTAATTCTCATCACTATATGAATATTCTTCTAACTCCAATTCTGCGGAATCATCATCATATTCTTCTTCGTCACTTTCAGTAGAACCATTTTCTATTGGAGTATCATCTACTACAAAATCATCTTTTAAATATCCACTCTTTGTTTTCATTTCTGCTGGAATACTCTCCATTTCATCTTCTTCATTCTCATCTGCTTGTGCTGTATCATCTAAATTTTCAAATCCACCAAATAATTCTTCATAAAATTTTTCCCACACTTCAATAGTCAAATCAATACAGTCATCATTTTCATCATTAGCAACAAGAGCACAAACACCAAAATATAACGATGTGTCTACTGGTGGTGGAAAATCATATTTATTTTCCGTATTTGCCTTACCTGTATCTCGTGAATATAATGAAACTGAACTAAAATTGTATTTGCTTTTTTTCGTTTTCCATGTAGTTCTTTTTTCAAAATTATCCGGTTTCTTAAATTTACATTTTTTATATAATTCATCGCCCTTATCTACATTATATTTACATACTTTTAAATCTCCTGACTTATCTACTAATATAATATTAACCATTACTAATAATTAGAAATCTAGTAATAGTTTTAAATAGTTTCTCTTAAGATATATCTACCTCGTATCGTTATATCTTTATTAAAACTATGTAAATAATATATAATATGCTTCCATGGATTATTCAAATGAGTATAATATCATTAATTTTAATTATTTTGGTTCATTATTTATTTACATTTTTTATGACAAATTTGACAATACCAAAAGTAAAAGATTTAGTAAATAAACCACAACAACAATATGAAGTATTATATAACACAATGAGAGAACAGCCCAAATCGCCAATTATTTCAAATGATAATGAAAGTATGAAAACGGAACTTAAGAATTACCTTAAAGAATTAAGTAATAAGAATAATAGTAGTAATAATTCTAATACAGTTAATGGTGTTAAAGATGTGAATGATATGGGAGGATTAATGTCTTCTGATAGTGCATTTTCATCTAATAATTATTCTTCTTTTTAAATGTATTAAAGGTAAGGTCATAATATAGTTATACTATGAAATTATCATACGAAGATAAGGGTCAATTGTTAAGAAGGCTTCCTAATTTGAAACTTTCTTATGAAAATATCCATAAGAAAGTTTTAAGCGAATTATATTATATTATCCCAAAAGGGAAAAAACATATAGTATGGTTTACCTATATAAAAGATAGAAAGGTTTGTGTTTTTATTGAAATAAATCGTGGTTCTAACAAATCAATCAAAAATTTATTTGTTGTTCCTCAGACATTTAATAAGAGTATTGTATTAGGAACTGTTTTCTATGGAACATTAATTGAAGCCAAAGAAAAGAAGTTTTTTTCTATTGAAAGTATTCATTTTTATAAAGGAAAAAATATCGAAGATAGAAATGAATTATTTAAACTCAATCTTATCAAAGATATATTGTCAAATGAAATTAAACAAATTATTATAGGAAGAAATGGAATAGGTCTTGGTTTACCAGTAATTACAGGAAGTTTTGAAGATTCTATTTCAGCAGCTAATTTACTCCCATATAGTATTTATTCAATTCAAAATAGAAATCTGAATAGCAATACAAATAATTTTAATTCTACTTTGTATAAAAATTATGAGTTTGATGATACAAAGTATATATTCTCCATTAAACCGGATATTCAAAACGACATCTATCATTTGTATGTTGGGAATAATAATAATTTAGAAAAATATGATATTGCTTATATTCCTGACTATAAAACAAGCACTATGATGAACAAAATATTTAGAAATATAAAAGAAAATGATAATCTAGACGCTTTAGAGGAAAGTGATGATGAAGAGGAATTTGAAAATATGAATGATGATAAATTTGTTAATTTAGAAAAATGCGTTAAAATGGAATGTATTTTGAATAAGAAATTTAATAAATATGTTCCTGTGAAAGTTATTCATAATGGAGTTGTTACACAAAAGCATATAATAGATTTAAAAAAATAAAAATTATACTTTTTTATAAGAAGTATATATATATATGTCATTAGTTCAACAAGCATCAATAGTAAATGCTCAAAATGCCCATTTTAGAGACCCTGGTATGTCCAGTAAAGTAGGAGCTGTATCTGGTTGTGGAGCCGGAGATAGTGCTTTATCATTACAACAAAAAGGTCTTTATCAAATGTTTAAGACTGGAGGTAGAGGAAAAAAACACGGTAAAAGTCGAAAAAGAAAATACAAAGGCGGTAACGGTTATGGATTTTCTAAAGATCAAGTTATTGCTGGCAATTCCGGTGTCAATGGTAATGGTTCTGTCCATTTAGCTGGGTTTTCTCGTTATCAAAATACTGGACAAAATGCCATAACCAACATGAATGCTTCCAAACAAAGTGGAGGTAGTTCTTCAGGTTATTCATATGGAACCGGAGGTTATCCATTCTACTCCTACAAACCATCACCAGGAGAGAATCTTTCTGTATTTGCTGGTTCCGGATATCCTCCAATTTCTAGAGGATTAAATAGTCAATGTGGTGGAAAACGAAGAAAATCAAGAAAGGGTTCCAAAAAGAGAAAGGGTTCCAAAAAGAGAAAGAGTTCCAAAAAGAGAAAGGGTTCCAAAAAGAGAAAGAGTTTCAAGAGAAAAAAAAGTGTCAAGAGAAGACAGCTAGGTGGAAGTGGTCAATTTATGAATAATATAGCAAATGCTCATATTTATTCTACTGGAGCACCTCCTGGATTAGATCATACTGCTTCAGCATTAGCTAATCCTCCTCCTTATACACCAACAAACGATTGTTTAAATACTTGGAAACATCTAGGCGATACACCTCCGTATAATGAGATTTATAAGTAAATTAGTTAAGATTTATCAAACATACTCCTTTTAAAGGTTGTTCTTTCTTTTTAATTTTTTTAATACATTCATCGCTTTTTAATGGGTCATATATTGTTTCCCATTTATCTTTAAAATAATCATCTATATTTGATGAAATAATATGATATTTTTGTTTAATATAATATTGTTTTCTTTTTTTCCATTGCTTTTCGAATATATCATGTGAATCAATAATATCTACTACTAACGGACTGGTATGTTTTGTTCTTAAAATTCTTCCCACAGATTGACAAACATCCGTTTTAGGTGACGCCATAATTAAACTCGTTAATGTTTTTATATCTAATCCTTCTGATGCCATTGCGTATGTAGCAATAATAACCTTTTTACTTTCACTTTTCTTTAATTCTTCTTCTTTCATTCCTCCAATATAATAACCTACTGTAGCTATATTTCTATGTTCAATCGCTTTAAATAAGTAGGTAATTAGAGTTTTATTATGAGCTAATATCATTATTTGTTGTTCATTATTTTTACTCAATTCGGTTTGCAAAACTTTAATTATAAACTCAGACCTATGATTATAGTTACATAATTTTGATATCATGGTGCTATATAATGGATTTCCTCTATAATCATATTTCATCTCATTAAATTCAGCATCTTCTACTGAATAATTAATTGCTTTGACAATAACTTTATGTTCTGAAGTGTTACTTTTTTCTTTATGAACTATATCTCCTAGAAACATCTTAAATACTTTGGTTAATCCATCTTTTCGTTGCATAGTTCCTGATAAACCAAGTGTATAGTTTGTAATTGTTCTCATCATACATCTACTAAATACTTCCGCACCTAGGTGATGCGTTTCATCGTATATTGACAGACCAAAACAATCAAATAAATCTTCAGGATATTCCTTTTGTGAAAGTGATTGTAACATTCCAATAACAATATCTTTATTCTCAATGTCAATAATTTGTCCTTGGATTTTTCCTACTCGAGCAGATGGTAGAAATTGATGAATTCTCTCAATCCATTGATTTAAAAGAAATGACTTGTGAACAATAACCAATGTTTTCTTTTTCAATTTCGCAATTATATCCAATGCCATTACAGTTTTTCCTTTTCCTGGATCCACATCTAGTAATCCACCGCCACTGTCTTTGACAGCATTAATATATTTATTCACAATATTTATTTGATATTCTCTCAACTCTCCATGAAATTCTAAATTTATATCTTCTCCCAACGATAATTTATTTTCAGTAAAATCGCCAAAAGTATTGACACCAAAATATCTTGGCATATAAAATTTGTTAGGTGATTCGCGATATACAGGAAATGCTTCTGGTTGAACTGGCGATTTAGGGACAAAAGCCTTTACAGTTAATTCATTTCGGATAAATAATTCCTCTTTGATTGTTAAATCTGATTTTAATATTGAATATCCTTTTTTTCCCAAATAGCTCATTATTGTATTATATTAATTATTAATGGATTATATTTATTCAATTTTTATTAAAATTATTTAGAAATGGTATTTGAAATAAAAAAATATAATAATATGATATATGGAACCTTATCAAATATTTCATAAGAGTCATCGTCACCAACTATTATTATTAGGTGTTCTGATTTTATACATTGTGTTAAATATTCAAACTCCTCCAACATTAGCTCATTTAATTGATAATATTTATGGCAATATTGCTGTAATTTTATGTGCGTTTTATTTATTAGCTAATTCTAATCCTGTTGTCGGTGTTATTGCTTTATTTGCCGCTTATGAATTAATTAAGAGATCTAGTTATTCTACTGGAACTGCTGCTATTAACAAATATTTGCCAACCGAAATGAAAAAGAGCGTTCACCTCTCTGCTTTTAATCAATTTCCTGTTACTTTAGAAGAAGAGGTTGTTAAAGATATGGCACCACTCATTAGCAGTGGAGGACCCAACAGTCTTCATTACAAACCTGTTATGGACAATACTCATAATGCTATGAATGTTCACGATACTACATCTGTTATCTAATAAATCAAATTAACATATAATAAGTATTAATTTGATTATTCCTTTTTTAATTTTTTAACAACATAATCCCAAGTATATGAGATTCCAACTGCTAAACCTAATGCCAAAATTATATATAAAAATGGCTGAATTTGTTCCATATCAATCTCTCCTCCCATAGACCCTGTATCTGTATTTGTCCCACCTGGCCCTTCTTGAACTAATATTTCTCCATCAGCATTCACTGGTTGACAATCTATATAAATCTCATCCCCGTTCTGCTTGGAATTTGCTCCCTTCTTATTATAAAAAACCGAGTTTTTTTTAACTGTAGAAACTGTATTTTTAATTATTTTTTTAAGTTTAGTTAATCCCGTAGAACTTATGTTTAAACCGTCTTCTTTATTGTAAACTATATATGAATATTCTCCATTACATGGTTCATATGATAATGTTCCACTATAAGCAAAATATCCTTTTCGACTAGGAACAAAATTATCTAAAGAAAAATTGCCACTTGAATTAGTTACTGATTCATTTACATTAGGTGTTCTTAATGCTGCTTCATCTATTAATAATCCTAACTGGGTTGATCCTTTATCTGTCTTTCCACCGGAAACAAACGGAACACATACAATTAAATTCTTTCCGGGACCATTATGAATTATCATTATTTCACCATCTGTATGAACACCTCCAAATTGATGTAATGATGGTTGATATATTCTTACTTCTTGAACTGTATAATTCTGGTCATTATATTTTACGGGATTCGCTTTTCCAGAATAATTTAACGATAAATAATTTTCTTTATTTGTAATATTTGGGGAATATATTCCATATTCATAATTATAGTCACATTTTAAAACACACGGACCTGTAATACTTTTCATATCTATATTTACTGGTGAATTCCCATTTATACATTCAATTAAATTAATTCTACTTGTCATTAATATATCTTAATAAAATAAATAACCTAGTAATACTTTTTCTTAAAGTATTATATATATGAAACTTTCTAAAAATAGATTACATAGAATTAAAAAAAGGAAAAACGGTTCTAAAAGAAAAAAGGTTTTTAGAACAAATGAAAGAAGTTATCAAAATACTCAAAAGAAACATCATAGACATCCTAATCTTAAAAATAAAACTCTTAAAATATATGTAGGAGGTGCTGATGCTATCCCTCAGACCTCAACGAAACCTAAAATGGGTCCATCATCTAGTAAAAAAGAAAATAAGAATCAAGGTTGTGCTTATAAAGATAGATTACAGGCTCCTGATACATTAGTAAATATTAATCAACCGGATAGAGAAAACTGGGTTAATAAATATTTTCAGGTTTCTAAAAATCAAAACTGTTTAGGTGATGCTAAAATAACGCTCCAACGGTTACTTAAAACATATTATGGTCAAACCAAAGATACTGATGTAACTAAAACAAAAAATGTTAGAGAATTACTTAGTGTATGGAATAGTAGTGCCGAATTAGCAGCTATGCCTAGAACAGAAGCTGATAAATATAATATAGATTATTCAAATATTACAGGAAAAATAACTGGTGTCACCAATCCAAAAATGTCCAAGAAAGAAGAAGATGAGGCTGCGAAAAGAAGCAAAACAAAAATGGAAGAGTATAATAAAGCTACTGACGAGTCATTAAAAAAATCTTGTGAGGCTATTACATCTAATATAAAATTACCAAAATCAGATGAAGCTAGAGTTGTAGCATTGTCAAATGTAATAAAAGCAAAGTATTCTAAAGATAATGATGCACTCATCAAAGCCGGAGGGAAAGTTGATATACCTCAATTTGGAAACAATGTTTATAAGGTTGATATAACCAATAGAGGTGATTGTCTAGGTGATTCAGTAGTATTTGATATTCTGTTTAGTGAAAAAGGTAATTGGAAAAATATACAAGGATGGGTTCCTGAAGAGAGAGAGGATGGTGGAAAGGTTGGCTATCTAGGAAATTTACGGCAAGTATTACAACATTATGTTTGTGCCAGTAGTGAACAAATTCTTAATGAAACATCAATTCCTAAAAATCAATTAAATGAATCATTAACAAGACTTGCTAATAATGTCCTTCCTGCTAGTGGAACAAGGGATAGAGCCGGTTGGTTAACAGATATTGAAATATCTTTATTAGCCAGATTATTTAATGTATTTATATTTGTTTACGATGTAGATAATAAGACAATAATGAAATATACTAATACGGGTGTTGGTAGTACAATTAATGAAAGCAATTATGATATGGGTAATAAGGATACTAGTATTTATATATACAATCATACAGGAACACATTATGAAAGTTTAATTAATTTACCAGCTGATGGTTCCAAGTCTTCATCAACAGGACCATCAACAGGACCATCACCAGGACCATCACCAGGACCATCACCAGGACCATCACCAGGACCATCACCAGGACCATCACCAGGACCATCACCAGGACCGTCTGATAGTTCCAAGTCTTCATCAACAGGACCAGCACCAGCACCGTCTGATAGTTCCAAGTCTTCATCAACTGATAGTTCCAAGTCTTCATCAACAGAACCAGCACCAGCATCAACTGATAGTTCCAAGTCTTCATCAACAGGATCAGCATCTAAAGATGCGGCTGAGAATCTTAATAAATATGATTGTAACGCGAATAATCTAAATATTGATGTTCCAGACACTAAAGAAGAATCTAAACAGAAATTAAAAACAATAAATGATAATATCATTGCTTGTCTTAAGAATGATCCCAATGATTTTTCCGATATAGAATTATTATTGAAACGAGATGATTTTCTTGATGCTTATCAAAAAAAATTTGGAGAAAGACTTAAAGAAGGTGAAATAACTCCAACTTGTAGTAAGTTATTCGAAAAAGAAGAGCTTGATTATAATTTTGTTCCTATTAACAATAAAAAAGAAGCATTGGATAAAATAAAACGATATGATACATTACTTTTAGATGAAGGACTGAAAAATAATGCTGAATGTGCCAGTTCTATTTTAACAGCACAGGAGATATATATAGAAAATGCCGAACATATGTATCCTGGATTAACAGCTGACTTAAAATCTGATAGTCCAGAACAACCTTCCGAAGAAAAAAAGGATGATGTGCCATTTACAAATAGTGAATTAAAAAGTATGTATGATAAATATAAAA